ACATGCTTATGAGTATTAAACCTATGCAGCAGCTCGGCGATTTGACATTAATCTATAATGATACTGCCAATACTCGCAATATTGCTACTTATGAAAATAGTGTCGATATGCAGTATAACTCCGAAAGTCCGCATAATGGTGATATTTCCGATACTTTTACGAGTATTAATAATGGTTTATTTACTTCGCGCGCTATTGAAACTGCTTCCTCTGTAGGTCAGAGTAACCCAAGTAGTATTTATCTTTCGTTGCTCGACATCCGTATTGCAAAGTGTCTCCAGCGCTGGAAAGCTGTTTCACTTACCAATCGTATGGACTATAAGAACCAGGTAAAAGCGCATCTTGGTGCTACCGTTCCTGATGGTCGTGTTGACCTTGCAGAATATATTGGCGGTCATTCCAATAGCTTAAATATTTCTGAGGTTACTAATACTGCTGAAAATCAAGGTAATATCAGTGGTAAGGGTACAATGTATTCTAATAATGATACTATTACTTTCGATGTTAAAGAACATGGTATTATTATGTGCATTTACCATCTTGTCCCCGAAATCGATTACAGCGGTTATCAGCTCCAGCGTCAGCATACCAAGAGCCACTTTATGGATTATTTGCAACCCGAATATCAACACCTTGGTCTTGCTCCAATGTATGTGCGTGATTATTCTACGGTTAATCTCGATACTGCGGATGATGTTATTATTAACCCCGATGTCCTTGTTGGTTATAATACACGTTATCCCGAATATAAATGCCGTATCGATAACGCACACGGTGAGCTTACCCTTGGTGGCTCTCTCCAGTCTTGGACTATTCCAAGTAATCTTAGTAAATTTATTAACTCGTTTAGTCCTAAGCGTGTCCAGCTCGATTATGGCGACTTAAAGATTGACCCTAATATTGATAGCACTATTTTCAAAACTGCTTTTAATGGTCAAGAGAATACCGACCATTATTATAGTAATTGTTATTTCAATATTTCTGCCATTCGCCCCCTCGATGCTGATGAATTGCCTTATCAGTAATGTTTAACCTTGGCCGAAAGCGATTGTGAGTAGGCCTTTTAATTTTTTTTTTCATGAGTTCCGTTAAAGAAAGTGCATTATATAGCCAATATATGGCCAAGGTGCAAGAAAATTCTCTTTATGAGCTGTGCAAGGATGAGCACGGACACGTTGTTAACGATATTGCTTTGTTGCTTAATATTGAACGACTTTCACCAAGTGACCAAAATCAGGTTAAAAAGATGTTTGCTGACAACCCTGACGTTGTTAACCCTAATGATGGTTTAAGTGATGAAGCTATTGAGCATACTATACTCCCTCGTTATGTTCAAACACGTTCAGAGATGGCACGTTATGCTGCTGCTCGTGAAAAGCAGTTTAATGAACATCTAAGCGAACAAAAGTACCAGCGTAAGCTGAAAGATATTGCTAAACAATTTGATGATTCCAAAACTGATTGATTATGAGTACTCTTGGTATTATTTCGGCTGTTGTTGGTTCCATATCGTCTATATCTGGTGCTATATCTTCCGGTTCAGATAAAGCACGTAAACCAACTGATAGTGCAGCCTTACGTAGCAAGGACCCTTATCGCTTTGCTCAAAATGTTGGTGTTGAAGTCAATGGTAACTATGATTATTATGTACAAGTAGCTCAACGTTATGGCATTCAGGTTCTTTCTAAAGAAGAATTTGCCCAAGAAATCGCTAACAATAAAAATGCCGATGCTAATGCCAAATATGGTGCTTTGGTTAATGCTGGTTATAAGGATGTTGATGCTCTCGGTGACCATCTTGGTAAATCTTTTACTCAGCAGGACCAAGACGAGCTTCTTAGCTCTTCCACGCGTTCGGCTAATGATAGTGACCCTATAGGCCAAATGCTACAGCAACGCGGTGCTGGTGCTGTTCCGTCTTCTTTGATGCCGTTTGGTAGTGATTTATATTATCAAGATGTTTTGAATCAACAAGCTGAACAACGCGCCTATGCTTACCAAACAGAGTTACGAGATTATGATAACGCCTATAATTCCGCTGCTGCTCAACGTCAACGGTTTGAAGCTGCTGGACTTAACCCCCAATTGATGTTTGGTGAGTCTGGAACTGCTGGTACTAGTACTAATAGTGGCGCACCTCGTACCTCTGCTCCCGATGTCGCCGCAATGGGCAGTGCTGCCGCTGCTCAAAAAACAGCTGATACAAACAAATTCCAAGCCATAGTGCAAGGTGTTAACAGTGTCTTTCAGCTCGGTATTAATCTTTTTGGTGAAATCGTTAAGCAACACTTAGGTATCGAGCAAAATCAAATAGGTTGGGCTGATGTCCGCAACAAAGGTAAAGGTTTGGAAATTGATGCGAAAAATGCCCAAACAAATTATGAGAATGCCCAAACTAATATGAAGAATGCAGAAACTAATGCTTTTGCCGCTTCAAGTACTGCTAATCTTCAAGATGCTCTTGAAAACGAAAGCCGTGCACGGTATGCAACTGAGGTTCAAGAAAGCCTATTGAAACGTAAGTTAAACGAGACTTTTTTTTCTTCTTGGCAAAAACAACAAGCTTTGTATAATGCTCAGGTCTTTTCTTTGGTTACGCAAGGTAAGTTTAATGAAGCCAAGACATTGAGTGAAAATGTTGCTTATGCTCAGAATAAATTGTTATACAGGCAATTACAAATTGATACTCAATTAAACTATGGTTGGTTAATGAATATGACCTCTCAGGAAGCAACGGATTTTTTTAACGCCTTGGATAAACTTAATAAGGAGATTTTCGATTTACGAAAAAATACTGAGCTTTCTAAAGGTCAAATTGAGAAGCAAGAATCGCGTATTTATGCAAAATTTATGCAATCTAAATATGGTCAATATTGCACTAGTGCTGGCCTTGTTATAAACAAAACGCCTTTGTTAAAAGAAGGTCTTCAACTAAGTGGTCAATTGTTGTTAAAAAAGTTAGGTAAAGTGCCGCCTCAATCTGCCCCTAGCGTTACACAAAATTATTACTCTTATTAATTTTAGGCTGGAAAATTTCCAGCCTTTTTTTAAATTGTGTTAATAAATTTGTTTATTTGAAATAAAAGTCGTACTTTTGTACCATAGAAAAGAGAATAATAACATATTAATATTTACCATTATGACAACTTACAAAATTTACAAAAATTACATCTCTGTCTCTTTTGATGACAGTGAATTAATTATTAAGTCAGATTCTGAGTTGAAATTATTCTTTTCATATCTTTTGTCTGATTATTGTCTTTATTATCTTTCTTTGCCTGTTCCTGTTTGTCAGCATTATTATTATGTATATACGATGATTGAAAAAATACAGGTTCTTTCTGCTTCTCTTGATCATCAAGTTATTGTTGATATGTTGCGCAATCTTTTTGTTATTGTACATCGTTTTAATTATCCTGAATTTCGTATAATCTTTGTTAATGAAGTCTAATATACGTTATTATTCTTGTTTTCTTAGGCTGGCTTATTGCCAGCCTTTTTTATTGTCGGCCGTTAGGCGCAACGATTAGGAATCGCACGCTATCTATACTATCTTTGGTCGCGACTTTTGGAGCGATATAATATACTAGAACTAATATATAAAAACCGACACACCCCGCCAACTCAACATTGGCGGCGGTCGTTATGGTGGTTTTCCATAGCAATTAGCTAATATTGGTCGAGGTCATCGACCTCGGCCGCTTCGCGTTAGCGAACATGTAGTCACGCAGTGACTTATTGCACGCGTGTGCGCGCGCGCGTCTCGTGTGTGCGTACATGCGTGCAGTCAATGCGGCTTTGCCGCCCCAATACCATGAAAAACACCGGCCACCGGGGGCCGCTTCCCCGGTCGAGGGGGTTTGGGGGGAGCGACTCTCCCCCCATGTAATTGAAATGGTACAACTCGACTACATCTTTGATGTAGTCGCAAGTCTAATTCCTCAGGAGCCGCCCTCTCTTATAGGACTATCTATATATACTTTTATAAAACAAGGTTTTAGTTTAACTATGTTTATTAGTGTATAAATAAGGGTTTGAACAACGCATCGATTAGGAAACGCCCCCTAACAAATGTTAAAATAACGCTTAAAATATGGTTTTTTCAAATATTTAGTTTATATTTGCAGCGTTCAACTATAATTTTTATATATTATGACAAAAAAAGAAATTATCAAAGGTGTGTTAACTATCCTTGCAGCTGCTATTGCCGCTGCTCTTAGTTTTTTCTTTGCTTCGTGCTCTACTTCTGCTCATATGGAGTTGAAGCATAGTCAGGATAGTTTAATTATTCGTAAGGATGGTACCGCGTCTATGACTAAAATTATGTACCAACCGTCTAACTCTTTTTTAATCTATTTATCAAAGTAGTATGTACGAGGATATTCATTTTACAAATTGTGAACATCCACGATTAATCAGAAATCGTTATAGCGGTGAGTTTTTATACGTTTCATGTGGTACGTGTGCTGTTTGTCGTAACCGCAAGTCTGCTATATTACAGCAACGTTTAACTTCTGAAATTGAACAGCATCTCTATAACTTTTTTTTCACTCTCACGTATGATGATGAATTCTTACCTACTGCACATTTTCACGTTTATCATGATTGTATTGCAGTTCTTGGTGTCAATCGTGTCAAATACAATGCTGATAGAACTTATCAATCATACTATGAAGAAGATTTCGATTATGTTTCTGTCCCAATTGAAGAAGTTTCCGACAATGAAATTGATTGGCTTAAACGTACATCTTCTCATCGTCATGGTATTGTAAATCGTCATGATGTTATTTGTTTTATTAAAAGGTTAAACATTTATTTTCGTCGTAAATATGGAATATTGCAAAACGCATTTCGTTTCTTCGTTGCTTCCGAATACGGTCCCTCTACCTTTCGTCCGCATTATCATGGTGTACTCAGCACCGACCAGGCACTCGTTGCAAAAAATCTGTACGCGGCTATATGTGCGTGTTGGAAAAATGGTTATATTGATTTCTCCGCCATCAACAGCTCCAGTAAGTGTTTGTCGTATATTACGAAATATGTCTCTAGCGATAGTTGTTATCCGAAAATTTTTGGCACAAAGATTAGCAAACCGTTCGTCCTTTATAGTAGAAGCCCGTCTCTCGGCTTTGTCTTCCCTGGTTCAACGACGCACAAAAAAATCGTCAATACGATATTACAGCACAGAGGTAATGGACATGATAAAGGCTTTCTCGATTTTGTCTCATGTCTGCCCTTGTATGTTAAGTCTTCGCTCTTCCCCAAGTGTAGGAAGTTTAGCTCGCAATCTCTTGCAGACTTACATAGAACTTATGCTACGTGCCAGCAACAACATTTCCCATTGACGTTTTTAACTGTTAACGATGATGTTGCAGAGTGGACTGTTTACCGTTCTGATAGCTTTTTCAAAGATTTGCTTAATAAAAATGATATTAACAATTATAGATGTGATTTGTATTCTGATGAAATGATTTCTAAGCGTGTTAATAAACTTGCTAATCTTGTTGGTATATCGCGTGATGATTACGTTGATTGTATTTATACGTTGTATGATGCTTGTCAATATAACCAGCTTATAAACGATTATCGTTTGCAAGAACTTTATACCTCGACTCGACCTAATACGGTTAAAAATCTTTGGTCATTAAATGCTTCTTTGGTTCAACGTCTTTTTGATGCGTTGCTTATGGGTACTAAATGTCCTGTGTCTGAATACGAGTTCCTCGGTGAGCAATTCCGTAATTTTGGTATCGAAATTCTTTTTACTGATTGGGATTATGTTCGTAATCGTTATATTTATTCTTTTAATCTTGAAGCTCTTGACAATTCGCAGTTTTCACTTCTTGTTTCAGAAATAAATTATATTGCTAAAAATAAACAAGTTGCCCATGATGCAGATAAAACTAAAAAGCTCAATGATAGCATGAATGTGCTTTCTCCCACTTTTGATATGAAAGAGTATCTTAAACAAAAGAAACTTGTCAAAAAAGGTTTATTAAATAACATGTATCACTTAATTTAATTTTCTATGTCTACAACTTTTGGTAAAATTCCGCACATTGCAGGAAAAGTTAGACGAAATGGTTTTGACCTTTCGCACAAACAAATGTTTACAGCCCCTTTAGGTATGCTTTTGCCTATCTATTGCGAGGAAGTCGTACCCTCTGACCATTTTAAGATTTCGGTTCAGTCTCTCACTCGTACTTTGCCTCTAAATACGGCTGCCTTTGCCCGTGTTTCTGAGCATTTCGATTTCTTTTTTGTTCCATATCGTCGTCTTTATTCTGAGTTTGACGATTTTGTTATTGGAAACAATGAGAATGTCAATTTCTTTCGTTCTCTTGCCTTTGGAACCGCTGGTGAAGATGGTAAAGTAGTCTTATCTGCTCCACAGCTCAAAAACTCTGCTGGCGTTAACGTTTCAACTAAATCTGGTCAACGTCCATTGCTTTTTTCCTTACGTTATCTTGCTCAACAAGTTGTTTCTAGTCTTTATGCTAATCAAGAACATATAGAAGATGGTTCTTTCTTTGCTTCTTTTTCTGATGAACTCGGTTATCCTTTGCAGTTTGGAGCTCGTCGTTTACTCGACCTTTTAGGTTATGGTAATTATCATACCCCTCGTGGTGGTGGTGCTCCATCTTTTTATGGTACCCCTGATGTTGCAGAAGTTACTTCTACAGATAATCTTGTTAATCTTTTCGCTCTTCAAGCTTATCAAAAGATATACCAGGATTTTTATCGTAATACATATTGGCAAGCTGAAGATTTTAGCTTGTCCACCTCTAAATGGTATGATTATCTTACACGTACCTATACTAACGAGAGTTTACCTAATGATGTATTAAAAGGTGATGTTGTTCCCTGGCTTCGTAAGTTGTTGACTATTCGTTATGCTGACTATAAAAAAGACATGCTTATGAGTATTAAACCTATGCAGCAGCTCGGCGATTTGACATTAATCTATAATGATACTGCCAATACTCGCAATATTGCTACTTATGACAATAGTGTCGATATGCAGTATAACTCCGAAAGTCCGCATAATGGTGACATTTCCGATACTTTTACGAGTATTAATAATGGTTTATTTACTTCGCGCGCTATTGAAACTGCTTCCTCTGTAGGTCAGAGTAACCCAAGTAGTA